GCCAGCCATCAGAGATCAGGCAGTGGCATTCAAATCTCACATTGAGAAGCTGGTTGCTGCGTATATGCATGAAGCTATCGCAAGTGATCGCACAACTGTGTACAATGCGCTTAAAGATGCAGGTCATCCTGACCTTGCCGAACTGATCAGGAGGATCTGACATGGCATTTACTGGTAACTTCATGGCTACTTCGTTCAAGACAGAACTCTTGAAGGGTTGCCATGACTTCACGCTCACCACTGGTGACGCATTCAAGCTTGCACTGTACACCAACAGCGCATCCTTCACCGCTGCCACAACGGCCTATACCGCGACCAACGAAGTTGGCGCATCTGGCTCCTACGCTGCTGGTGGCGGCACGTTGACCAACATCACAGCTACGAACTCAGGGACCACTGCGTTCACTGACTTTGCAGACCTTACCTTTACCACGGCAACCATCACCGCCCGTGGCGCTTTGATCTACAACACAACTCCAAACACGACCTCTTCGGCTGGTTTGACCAACCCAGTTGTTGTTGTTCTGGACTTCGGTGCTGACAAGACATCGACTGCTGGTGACTTCACCATCGTGTTCCCCACCAATGACGCGACAAACGCCATCATTCGGATTGCATAAGGTGGTGTCGCTATGTCCACTGGATACTTCGCAAGGGTAGTCGATGGCATCGTAGATGCCGTAATCAAGGCAGATCCTTGGTTCATCTCAGAGAATCCAATCCTCTTTCCTGAAAACTGGGTAGAGGTTCCAGACATGGATCATTACCCAGCGATGGGTTGGACTTGGACTTGGGAGGATGGTTTTACGCCACCTCCCGTTGATTTGAGTGTACCAGAATGACGCTGGCAACTGGCGGTACAATCACTACCGCCACGATAAGCGGTACGACCTACACGGTACACACATTCACGACATCAGGTAACTTTGTTGTAACCACTGGTGGCAGCAACATTGAATACCTTCTTGTTGCTGGTGGAGCCTCTGGTGGATCTGGACAAGCGGCAAATGAAGGCGGTGGCGGCGGTGGTGGTGGTGGTGTTTTAAGAAACATTGGATCTCCAATAAGCCTGACAGCGGCAACATATCCTATTGTTGTTGGTGGTGGCGGCGCTCTGGCAAACAGGACAAGTGGCAACAGTGGAAACGCATCAACATTTAATGGATTGAGCGCAACTGGTGGTGGCGGTGGTGGCGGTGGATCTCTTGGAGCCTTAGGTGTTGCTGGATTAAATGGAGGTTCTGGTGGTGGTGGATCTACTGGAACAAACACTGGCGGTTTAACAGTTGCCGCTGGAACTGGTGTGTCTGGTCAGGGCTTTGCTGGTGGTACTGGACTTACTGGAACCATTGCAAACAGAAGTGCTGGCGGCGGCGGGGGGGCATCTGCTGTCGGTGCTGCTGGCTTAACTCTTGGCATTGGTGGCAATGGTGGTGCTGGTGTGGCGCTTACCTTTGCGTCATCTTCATCCACCACATATGGCGGTGGCGGTGGTGGCTATGGAAACTCCATTCAGGGTAGCGGTGGCGCTGGAGGCGGAACTGCCGCAGCAAAAAATGGTCCATCTACAGCAGGAACAAACGGACTTGGTGGTGGGTCTGGTGGTGTAAACAACTCGCAAAACGCCGGAAAGGGTGGAGATGGTGTTGTCGTCATCAGATACCCACAGGAGCCTGTAACGGGCGTTCAGGCCACTGGTTCCGTTGGGACCGTCACTGTTGCTGCCAAGGCATCTGTACCTGTCACAGGTCTTTCGGCAACAGGTTCAGTCGGTACGGCAACTGTAATTGCAAAAGCAAGTGTACCAGTTACAGGCATTTCAGCCACTGGTTCTGTTGGAACTGTAAGTAGTGTTGCAAGGGCAAACGTACCCGTCACAGGTTCCTCAGCCACTGGTCAAGTTGGATCAGTCACAGTTGCCCTGAATACACCTGTTTCTGTAACTGGAATATCAGCAACTGGCGCAGTTGGATCTGTAAGTATTGCCGCGAATGCAAGTGCATCCGCCACAGGCGTTTCAGCTACTGGAGCTGTTGGGGCCGCAACAGCTTACCTAAACCTTAACGTCCCTGTAGCAGGTGTATCGGCAACTGGAGGTGTTGGCTCCGTATCCATTGTCGGTAAGTCCGTTGTATCTCTTACAGGTATCTCTGCCTCTGGCGCAGTTGGCTCGGTCACCATACTTCTCGGTATCAATGTTAGCGTCACTGGAGTATCCGCGACAGGTTCTGTCGGAAGTATTGCAGCCAATGGAAGTGCAATTGCACTTGTCACGGGTGTCTTCGCGCAGGGCTTTGTTGGAAGTGTACTTGTATGGGGTAGTATTGTCCCAGATCAAAATCCAAATTATGTGCCAGTTACTCCATCAATGACGCCTTCATATGCGCCGATAGAGCCAGCACAAAACCCTTCATTTAGTCCAGTTGTACCAAATCAAACTTCAGGTTATATTGAGATAGTCCCTAATCAAAATCCATCTTGGACTACCATTGCAGCATAAGGATCTGAGACATGGCAACTTATACAAACAGTGGTGGCCTGACAAAACCAGCTACTGGTGAGTTTTCTGGTACATGGGGCGAGATCACAAATACGAACTTTGATATCATCGACAGGTTGGTCAATGGTGTTGTCTCAATCACCCTGTCATCCAGTACGTATTCACTTGCAACAAGTGACGGTGCTTTGTCTGCTGGTCAGTACCTTCTGATAAACTTTATCGGAACGCCGGGAACGACAGTGACAGTGAGCATCACACCTCAGGATGCCACCAAGATTTACTTCATCAGGAATAGCTGCGGATCGAACATCATCATATCCCAAGGCAGCGGTTCCACTGTGTCCATTCCAAATGGATACACCAAGCTTGTATATACAGACGGCCTTGGCTCTACGGCCTCTGTGTTTGATTTCACATCATCCCTGTCCATGAGCAATGTGCAGATCACTGGCGGGGCAATTTCAGGGGCAACCGTCAGTACCTCCAGCGCCACGATTACTGGTGGTACTATAACTGGCATCACGGACCTTGCGGTGGCTGACGGTGGTACTGGTGCTTCAACCCTCACTGGTTACGTCAAAGGCTCTGGCACTTCCGCACTGACGGCTTCCGCTACAATCCCTAATACAGACATCACTGGGCTTGGCACGATGTCAACTCAGGCTGCTTCTGCCGTGGCTATCACTGGCGGAACGATTGCTGGCGCAACGATTACTGGTGGTTCGATCACTGGGATCACCGACTTGGCTATTGCAGATGGTGGTACTGGTGCTTCCACTGGTGCTGGTGCAGTCTCCAACTTTGGTATTACGGCTACAATCGCACAGCTTAACTTTGTGGCTGGTGTTACTTCTGCTATCCAGACGCAGCTTGATGCTAAGGCTCCTCTTGCTTCTCCTGCTCTTACAGGAACACCAACTGCACCAACGGCAGCGGCGGGTACAAACACAACCCAAGTTGCCACGACCGCTTTTGTTGCCGGGGCCGCAATTGGTATAGGTCAGACATGGCAGGATGTTACTGCGTCCCGCGCTGTAAGCACTTCCTACCAAAACACCACAGGCAGACCGATCTTGGTCAATATTGTGCTAAACGGCAGTTCAACCACTCGCTTTATTGAAGTTTCTGTGGACAATTCTACTTGGATTAAAGTGGGATCCGACAGCGGTTCAACCACACCAAACAGCTTTATTGTTCCTATAAATTATTATTATAGGGTAAACGGAACAACCTCAATTTCTGCTTGGGCGGAGCTGCGCTAATGGAATATGGATTTTATCACCCCAACCTCGGCTACTGGCAGGCTATCGCAGAGCCGTCCACAGAAGTTCTTGCGTCCTACCCAGAGGAAACAATTGCGGTGCCGTTACGGCCTTCCGCCATGCACACGTTTGATGGATCGCAATGGGTTCTACCTAGCCCCGAAGCGTTAGCTGCCGCTGTGATAGAGGATAGCCTGTAATGGACGTTCTTGAGTTCCTGATGAAATGGGCTGTGGCACCTGTGGCTGCTATTGTGTTCGGAATGTACACACGGCAGCAAGCGCATTCGACTGACATTGCTGTTCTT